AGGTCTCTATTGTCTTTATAGTGCTTTTAGATTCCTTTAGGTAACTAAAGAAAATGCTAATGGGGCACAAACATGAAGAAAAGACAACACGTCTTTCAAAATCTAAATCGCGCCGTTTCTATTTTTCCCTACTGTGTGTTGTCTTTTCTCAATAATTTTTAAGGAGGTATTGTCTATGTTGAAACAGGACACTCGTGTAGGTCAGAGGGTAAGGGTTGCACATGGTACTGATAAAGGCTGCACAGGTACAATAGTAGCCTTAAGGTCTGCACATGCTCTTGTCCATCTTGATGGTAGTGAATCTGCTATGGTTAGTTTTTTAGGTTACAACATGCTTGAACCTTATACCCCTAACCATGCTACTAACAATCAAGCAAAGCACTATGATGAACACTATGCATCTATGGTAGGCTTAGAGCCTATTGAGCTGATGCAGCTTGTGTTGTCTCTTCCCGAATTTGTTGGTTTTCTCAAAGGCAACATCATCAAATACACCCTGCGTGCTGGCAAGAAGCAAGGTGAAGCTGCGGAAAAGGATGCAGCTAAGGCTAAACGCTATACCGAATGGCTCATTAAACTTGGCTATAAAATGCCAATCAATCCAAAGGAGGACTAAAAATTTGGTAAACATTAAATTCAAAAAACTTGACCCTAAAGCCACCCTCCCCCAAGCAATGACAGGTGGAGCTGCTGGTCTTGACTTGGTTTGTCTTAACCGCATTGCGGTGACACCACAACGCTGGTCTTCAAAGGCAGCTATTGTCCGTACAGGCTTGGCTATGGAACTCCCTAGTGGCTATTATGCTGAGGTTGTCTTGCGCTCCTCTACAGGCAGAGACACAAAACTCAGACTTGCTAATCAGGTCGGTATTATTGATTCTGATTATCGTGGTGAAATCATGTTGTATGTGGAGAATTTAGGTAACCATCTTGAAATTATTAATGCTGGTCAAAGAATTGCACAACTGTTGATTCACAAGATTGAAGAAGTGGCGATTGAAGAAGCCACTGAGGAGCTGTCTAAGACTGAAAGAGGTCTTGAAAGTGGCAGTACCGGAAAAGGTACTAAACCTGCTGTGAAGACTAGAAGAGTTAAGGAGGTAACTAAGGATGCCTAAATTTAAGGTTGGTGACAGAGTAAAATGCATTGCAGAGCATGATGGTAATGGAGCTATTGTGGGACAGAAAGGTACTGTACGCTATGTTGGAGATTTCGGTATAATTTCTGTAGAATTTGATAATGATATACACGGACATGCTTTACAAGCTCCTTATCACTGTGAACAAGGACATGGATGGAATATTGATGCATATAAACTCAAACTTATCCCTAAACCTGAACATGCCCTTAAGATTATTATCTACAGCCAAGGCAATAAGACCTTCGCAAAGGTCATTGTAGGTAAGCGCACTGTGGAAACTGAATGTGCGGTATGTTCCCCTGAGGATACATTTTCTATCCTTACAGGTGCTCAGATTGTCCTTGCACGCCTTGCACATAAACATAACGCTAAACCTGTGCTCTCAAAAGCAGCACTTGACAAAGCTTTAAAGAATTTTGAAATTATCGAATAATAAAGGAGAATAACAAACATGGCAAAGAATGATTTTGCACAAATCACAACCCCTGCTGGTGAAGCGGTGTACCCTAAGCTCCGCAGCACCGAAGTCTTTGATGGCGAGGATACCGGAAAGTATGTCTGCGGTATCAAATTGTCTAAAGAAGACACTGATAAGCTGATTCAACGTATCGAAAATGAATGGGAGATGGCTAAGAAGTCTCCCGACTTTGACGGCAAACGCTATGGTCGCAACTCTGCCCCTGCCCTTGGTTTCCACGAGGACAAAGATGGTGATATTGTCTTCAAGGCTAAAACCAATGCTGTTATCAAGACCAAAGCTGGTGATGTCATTGAAAAGACTATGGCTGTCTTTGATAAGAAGGGTAAACCTATGGATGAAGAGATGGAAGTAGGTAATGGCTCTACCATCCGTCTGTGTATGCTTCTGCGCCCCTTCTACGCTTCTGCTACTGTCTATGGTATCCAACTGCTCCTGAAAGCGGTTCAGGTACTGAATTACGTTGCTCCTGCTGCTGGTGCGGTATCTGCAGATGATTGTGGCTTTGATGTAGAAGAAGAATTTGATGAGGATAAAGTACCCTTTGCTGATGAGGGTGCAGACTTTTAAAGCCTATGGCTATTAAGTTTAATCGCAGAGGTGGCTTTTCCACCCTCAACAAACCCTATCGTAGTGGTTTAGAAGACCGCCTAGCACAGCAGCTTGAAAACGCAGGTGTACCTAAGGTGTACGAAAAATACTCCATCGCCTACGAGATTCCTGCTACGAAGCATCATTATACCCCTGACTTCATTTTGCCTAATGGTATTATTATCGAAGCCAAGGGTATCTTTGAAGCTGCTGACCGAAAGAAGCATCTGCTTATCAGACAACAATATCCAAATTTAGACATACGCTTTGTATTCTCCAACGCTAAGACAAGAATTGGTACAGGAGCTAAGACTACTGTGGCTGAATGGTGTGAGAAGCATGGTTTCCAATATGCCAGCAGAGAAATCCCCTCTCGGTGGTTCAAAGAGACCATGAAGGACACCAATGGTCTTGTCCTGCGTGGAAAAGGTGAGCGTATTGTCACTCTTTAAATTCAAAGAGCGCACTGAGACCACACAGATATGTGTTGTCTTAAGAAACCTAAAGGGTAAGCGCAAACGTGAGCTGTTTAGGGAAGCTTACAGACAAGGTGAAGTTGACACAGGCTTTCACTTTATTGTCTTCAATAATGGTCTTTTTGAGACTGACAGAGAAATAAAGGCAGTTGCCGGATATAACCTGCCTGAATGTGAGACTTCTGTGTATGTCTTAGCTGATACGCTGGGACGCAAGAAAATATCCGATGCTCAGCAGTATGTGCTGAATGAGCTAAAGGTACAATATGATGTGCCTATAAAATTTATTACTGACGAGGTGTAATTATGGAGACACATCAACCCTGCCCTGCTTGTGGCAGCCATGATGCCTTAACCATCTATGAAGATGGGCACAGTTATTGTTTCTCATGCAACACCTATTTTCGCAGCAGCAAGGAGGAGAAAAAATTGTCAAGTGGATTAAAGAAACAAGGTCTGATAGACCTACAGGACATGGTGGTCTCCCCCTTGCCTAAGCGAAAACTGACAAAACAAACCTGTGCTAAGTATGGCTACTTTACCTCTAAGGTGCATGGTCAGCCGGTGCAGGTAGCTTGTTACTATGATGATGATAATAAACTGCTTGGTCAGAAAATCAGATATGCAGATAAGACCTTTGAAGCTAGAGGTTCTTTCAGTGAGCGATTCTTTGGACAGCATCTGTTCCAAGGTGGTGGCAAGAAGCTGGTGATAACTGAGGGTGAGATTGATTGTCTTACAGTCTCGCAGGTTCAAGGTAACAAATATCCTGTTGTGAGTATCCCTACAGGAGCTGCTAGTGCTGCTAAGGTCTTCAGAGCTAACTTTAATTGGCTAGAGAGCTTCGAGGAAGTCATTGTCATGTTTGATATGGATGATGCAGGACGTAAAGCTGTAAAGGCTGTTAGTGGTATCCTGTCTCCTAATAGGCTTAAAATAGCATGGTTACCTTGTAAAGACCCTAATGAGTGCTTGCAAGAGGGCAAGAGTGATGCTGTTGTAAAAGCTGTTTGGGAAGCAAAGACATACACCCCTGCTGACATCATCAAAGGTGATGACCTGTGGGAGGTATTATCTAAGCATGAAGAATCACTGAACTACCCTCTCCCTTGGGACATCCCACTGCAAAACATGACTGATGGGTTACGAAAGGGTGAGCTTGTTGTTATCACAGCGGGTACAGGTATAGGTAAAACTACGTTCGTTAGGCAACTAGCCTATCATCTAGGTACTGAATGTTACTGTAAGGTTGGTATGTTGATGCTTGAAGAAAATGTTAAGCACACCGCCAATGGTCTTGTGTGTCTTAGGCTAGGCAAACCTGCCCATAGACCTATTATTGATAGCGATTATAAGAAAGCCTTTGAAGACATCATGGATAATTTTGTCTTCTACAATCACTTCGGCTCTATTGAATGTGAAGACCTTTTGCAAACCATCCGTTACATGGTAACAGGTGAGCAGGTGGATTTTGTTGTCTTAGACCACATCTCCATTGCTATTAGCGGTCTTGACATCGAAAACGAGCGTAAGGCTACCGATGTACTTATGACGAAATTACGTTCGCTTGTAGAAGAAACAGGTGTAGGTATGCTTGTTGTCTCTCACCTGCGCAGAACTGATGGCACTCCTGCTGAAGAGGGTGGCGCACTTTCCCTCTCCCACCTGCGTGGTTCACAGGCTATCTCACAGCTCTCTGATGCTGTGTGGGGGCTTGAACGAAATCAACAGGATGAAGGGGTGAAGAAGAACCTTGTGCGTGTCAGAGTGCTAAAGAACAGATATAGCGGTGATACAGGTATCGCCGGATACCTTGCATATGACAAGGAGCATAATATCTTAAATGCTGTAAAGGACTTATCAGAGTACGAAGTACCTGCATGTCCTTTTGATACTGCAGAAGAGAAAGGAGATTTTTAGATGTTTGAAATCTTAGAAAAGCTTATTGATTGGTGTAGTTCCCTGCTGTCTTGGTTGTCTCGTAAGCAGGTTGAAGCTGCTAAGGCTCGCATCAAGAACTGCAATAGTATGATTCATAGTGCTAACAAAGCTAAGATGGCATATTTGCAGAAGCATGAGAAGACAATCAATGCTCTTGAAAATGAGCGTGAGCGTATGGAATACTTCTTGTCGCAAGATGCTGTGGAGCTGTAAGCTATGCTCTACTTTGATATTGAAACTGATGGTCTGCTGGACAATGTCACTAAGGGGCATTGTCTAGTAATCATCGACGAACAGAACAACATCTCAGCTTACAGACCTGATGATTTTAAAAAAGGAGCTATGCGATTAATCGCTGCTCTGAGGGATGGAGAGAGCATCTGCGGGCATAACATCATCAACTATGACTGTGCTGTGTTAGCTAAACTCTATCCTGAGTTCCGCATAAAGCGAGAATGGAGACCACAAGTCTTAGATACCCTTGTACTTGCACGTCTTATCTGTGGTAATGTAGAAGACACTGACCATGCTAGAGTACGTAATGGTACACTCCCTGCTAAGCTTCTTGGTAGGCAGTCTTTAAAGGCATGGGGTTATCGCCTTGGGGAACTTAAAGGTACGTATGGTGAACAGGAGGATGCATGGGATTCTTTCAGTGAAGAAATGCTCTCCTATTGTGTGCAGGATGTCACTGTCACAAAGAAGCTCTATACATACCTTATGAAGATTGGAGCACCTGCTAAGGCTATAGAGCTGGAGCATCAAGCACAATGGCTGATGTCTAAGCAGGAGCGAAATGGTTTTGTCTTTGACTTAGAAAAGGCAGAAAAGCTGAGGGAAACCTTAGAGGTGCGTTATGCTGTGTTGTCTTCTCAGCTTGTGGCGATTGTGCCACAGATACCTGATAAAGTCTTTGTACCTAAAAGAGACAACAAACGCTTAGGCTATAAAAAAGGTGTACCTATTCAAAGATATAAGGACTTCAATCCCAGCAGCAGACAGCAGGTAGCATGGGTGCTGGAGCATCAATTCAACTACTTGCCGGAAAATGAAGACTGCTATGAGGATGAACGCCTGAAGATTGATGGTGATACCTTTAAGTTTATTAAGGGTGACGAAAATGCCCCACAGGAGCTAAGAGATTTAGCTGCTGTCTTTGAGGAATACCTTATGGTAGCTAAGCGTCTTGGACAGTTAGCTACAGGTAACCAAGCATGGCTGAAGCATGTTAAGGCTGATGGTAGAATCCATGGCAGCGTAAATCCTTGTGGTACAGTAACAGGACGTGCTACCCATGCGAACCCTAATGTTGCCCAAGTCCCCCACGTTGGTAGTCCTTATGGTCAAGAGTGCAGGGAGTTGTTTAGAGCACCTGAAGGTTGGTATGAGGTAGGTGTAGATGCCTGTGGCTTGGAGCTTAGGTGTCTCGCACACTATCTTTATCCCTATGATAAGGGGGCATACGCCCATGTTATCTTGAATGGAGATATTCATACATTGAATCAACAGGCTGCCGGGTTACCCACGAGAAACGCAGCTAAGACATTCATCTATGCCTTCCTGTATGGTGCTGGCGATAAAGCTATTGGTAAACAGCTTGGTGGTGATGAAAAGATTGGCAAGCAGGTAAAGAATAAATTCCTGAAGGCTACCCCTGCTATCAAGATGCTGCGTGAAGCTGTCAAGAATACACTCGTGGTTGAGTACCACGGAAAAATTAAAGAATGGAAACGAAAATACTTAAGAGGGTTGGATGGCAGACATCTCCATGTGAGAAGTCTACATTCAGCTCTCAATTTGCTTTTACAGTCCTGTGGTGCATTGATATGTAAAAAATGGATATGCCTATGGGAAGAAAATATGCTTAAAGCTGGCTATGACCATGGAAAAGATTTTCAATTCATGGCATGGGTGCATGATGAGGGGCAACTGTCTTGTAGAACTAGACAAATAGCAGAAGAAGCTGTGAGAATTGCCCAAGAATCTATGAGACAGACACAAGAATATTATGGAATCAGATGCCAATTAGATACCGAGGGAAAGATTGGTAGGAATTGGTTTGATTGTCACTAGGGGGTGTAAGAATGTTTAACATCCCTACTCTACTCTTAGTCATCTGCACCGCCTACACCCCTGCCTTTGACGAATGTGGCAAGACAGATGGCATCACCGCCAGCGGACACCCTGCTATCCAAGGGGTGACTGTGGCGTGTGATGGCTTGCCGTTAGGCACTGAAGTTGTCATAGATGGACACAGTTATATTGTTCAGGACAGGTTCGGTGGTGGATATGGTAAGACAAAAATTGATATTTTTATGAATACTAAAGCAGAAGCCTTTAGGTTCGGAAGACAAACAAAAATTGTGGAGGTAAAGCCTTATGTCGAAACAAAAGCAGCCTTTTGTACCAAAGATTGGTCAGAAGGTCTATATCAAACGTCAGAACTCCTTAGGAGAGACTATCTATTTTGAAGGTGTAGTAAATCGTATCCGTGTGGAAGTTAAGTGTAAGCAAGGCAGCTTCATGACTGTTGCTTCCCCACACACCTTAGAGACCAAAGCAAAAGGACTTGTAGCAGGAGGTGACCTGTTTTGATGGTGAGTGCTAAGCTTCTTTCAGTAACCCCTAATTACATGGAGCTGTTGAAAGCTGCGTGTAGTAAACCTTATGGCAACAATGTATCTGAAAAAGGAATACAATCCATTATCAGCAGTGGGCACTTGTCTATCTTGGAGCACTGCTATGCTTCCTTTGAAATTGAGTGCTCTGTCCGTGTGTTGGGACAGCTGACACGCCATAGACACCTTAGCTTTACTTGTAAGAGCGCACGTGGCAGCAAATTCGATACATTGGAAACACCGCATTTTGACTTTAAAACTGATGCTGCTACGTATGACTATCTAAAGAGTATTGCTCTTGAACCATACAACCTCGCACTTGAAGCAGGGATGAAGGAAGAAGCTGCCGCCTATTTGTTACCGCAAGGTGCTCGTACATCCATTGTGGTCACTGGCAACTTCCGTGCTTGGTTTGAGTATCTCCCGAAACGCCTGTGCAAACGTGCAATGCCGGAGCACAGAGAGTTGGCTGACAAGATTCACAAAGAGTTAGCAACTGCTGTCCCAGAGATATTCGACAGAGGTTTTATGAATTGTGCTAATTGTACTGAAAGGAGTTGTGATTTTAAATGAAGTGGAGTGCTATCGCTATTTATGTCCTCTTGGTTATCCTGTTTTGCATTGTTTTCTATGGTCTGATTATTGGTGGTATTCTTGGTTTTCTCCACCTGTTGATGGGGGTATTTAATCTTGGCTTCTAAAATTTTACGCATGTACTTTGATGCTGACATGATTGTCTTCCGCACATGTGCAGCAACAGAGCAGGAAATTAATTGGTATGGTGACCTGTGGACATTACATTCTGACTTAGCAGAAGTAAAAGATGCTATTGACACAATGGTTGTCAGCATCACTGATAAAGTCCTGCGTCACATGAAGCACGAGGGTGCTTATTACATTACCATGTGCTTCTCCAGCTACCCTTACTTTCGCTCTAAAGTCTATCCCCCCTATAAGCTCAATCGTGTGGCTAAGAGAAAACCTCTTGCCTATCATTCTGCTGTTGAGTGGGTGAAGAAAAACTATAATGTGTTGTCTATCCCAAGTCTTGAAGCTGATGACCTCTTAGGTATCTATGGTACATTGCCTGATACATCTGCTGTCATTATCAGCGGTGACAAGGATATGCGGTCTATCCCCTGCCCTTTTTACAACTTCATTCAGGATACATTCCATAAGACAACACAAGAAGAAGCTGATTATCAGTTCTTATATCAGACCCTTGTCGGTGATGTTACCGATAACTACAAAGGTTGTCCTAAGATTGGCGAGGTTGGTGCAAAGAGAATCCTAGACAAGGACTGCTCATGGGATGCCGTGGTGGCTGCCTATGAGAAAGCAGGTTTGTCTGAGGAAGAAGCACTGACACAGGCAAGGGTTGCTCGTATTCTCAGATATGAGGATGTCGATAAAGACTTTAAGCCTATCCTTTGGACACCCAAAGGGTCACAAAAGAGACAATAAAGTAAAGGGGCATATAAGCGACAATGAATATTAATATTGTATCTAAAGGGGATGATGGAGAAAAACTACCATATGTAAACCCTGTAATTTATGAACATTTAGAGAAAGCCTACAGTCTTGGTAGCCTTATGACACACAATGCCAAAAACAATGACGAGTTAATTGGATATATTAGGGGCATTATGGATGTGCTGGGGCATATCAAGGCTATGGCTAACTTGAATGACGAGGAGTGATAAGATGTGCTGGAAGATTAAGACACCCAGCGTAAACACTGACGTATCTGCATCCTCCTTAGTACCGGAAACCAATGCAAAAGACCCTGATAGTCCTGAGTATGGTGGTACTGCTGATACCTTTAACAAGAAGAAAGGTAGACAACAACTGACGATTGCTCGCAATGGCGTATACAATCCTACACAGTTGTAGAGAGGAGGAACGATGTGTACTAAGAAACCAAAAGTAGAACAAGCTGCTCCTGCTGCTGCCCCTGTTGCAGCACCCTTGAAGATTGATAATGTTGCTGAGGATACCAAAAAGGAAAATCCGAACGCTAAGACCAAGGGTAAAAAGAAGCTTACCATCACTCAGATTGGTAGTGGTACAGGGGTGAATCTTTAATGGCAGAGACAGCAAAAGCTTTATATGAGCGATTGGCTATTGAGCGTGAAGTTTATATTGATAGAGCTGAGGATTGTGCAAAATATACAATCCCTTTTTTATTTCCTAAAAAAGAAGCTAATGGTACTACTAAGTACCCTACACCCTATCAGGCGGTAGGTGCAAGAGGTGTCAATAACCTCACGTCAAAGCTGGTATTAGCTCTGTTTCCCCCGAACACACCCTTTTTCAGACAAGACATCCGAGATGATGTCCTCAAATATTATGAGAGCAAACCCGAAGACAAACAAGAGATAGAGCAAGCATTAGTACAAAGAGAACAAACGGCTCAGAAATACTTTGAATCTTCGCAGATGCGTGTCTCCATGGAGGTGTGTCTGAAACAGCTTATTATAGCTGGCAATGCTTTACTGTTCTTCCCTCCTAAAGAGGGTGGCATTAAAGTCTATAAGCTGAATAGTTATGTAGTACAAAGAGATTTTGTGGGACACCCTATTCAGATGCTTACCTGTGACAAACTTGCTATCAACACCCTGCCCTATGAAGTCTTAGGGCAACTAGATATTGATTTGTCTACCAAGCGTGGTGATGAATTGGTTGAGGTCTATACTCATATAACCTATTCGTCCAAAGACAACAGATATTATAGTTACCAAGAGATTGAGGGTAAACAGATTGATGGTTATGAGCAGTCTTTCCCTGCTGATGTTTGTCCTTGGATTCCTGTCCGTCTCTTTAAGATGGATGGTGAACATTATAGTCGCTCATATGTTGAGGAATATATTGGTGACTTAAAGACCCTTGAAGGTCTCTCTAAAGCCATTGCAGAGATGTCTGCTATTGCTGCTTCTGTAATCTACCTTGTGCGCCCTAATGGCGTGACACAACCTAGCAAGATTATGAAGACAAAAAATGGTGGCTTTGTAACAGGTAACAAGGAAGATGTTACTTGCCTGTCACTAGATAAGACACAGGATATGCAGATTGCTAAAATGACTGCTGATGCTATTGAAAGCAGGTTGTCTTATGCCTTCATGCTAAATTCTGCTGTCCAACGTAGTGGCGAACGTGTAACGGCTGAGGAAATCCGCTATGTGGCTAATGAGCTGGAGGATACCCTTGGTGGTATCTATTCTATCCTGTCCCAAGAATTGCAGTTACCCTTAGCTAACACACTTTTAAATATCCTTTCCAAAAAAGGTGAAATTGCTGATGTCCCTAAAGATATTGTGTCTCTTGCCGTAACTACAGGCATGGAAGCTATTGGACGTGGACATGACCAACAGAAGCTTACTGTCTTTATCCAAGGCATTGCTCAGATTCCTGATGCAGCATCTGTTGTGAATTGGGAAGGTGTTGCTCGTGCTTGGGCAAATAGCTGTAATCTTGATACCACAGGTCTGATTAAGTCTGCGGAACAGATTCAGCAGGAACAACAACAAGCACAAATGATGGCAATGGCACAGGCTGCTATACCTAATGCAACCAAAGGTGCTATGGATGCCATGAATCAGCAGACACAAGGAGGTAGTGAAACTAATGGCTGATATTGAAAATCAGAATACACAGGTTAATGAAGAGCCAGCAGAAACACAAGTAGATATTACTGACACTACTATTGTTTCTAATGGTGAAGTTATTGATACTGATAACACTGAAGGTGGCAAAGCTGAAGAAGAAACCACCACTGATGAAAAAGACACCAAAGAAGAAGATAAACCTGCTGAGGAGCAGGAAGAGTACCAAAAAGCTAAAGGTGAGATTGAATCTGCCAAGGCTGAGCTTGAAGGTAAGGGCATCGACTATGCTGCCTTAGAAGCTGAATACAATGAGAAAGGTGAGTTGTCTAAAGACAGCTATAAGCTGTTGGAAGAAAAAGGCTACCCTAAGGCTCTTGTAGAAGCAGCTCTCGCAGGTTGGCAAGCTAAGGCTGATGCTTTTGCTAACAAGATTATTGAGGATGCAGGTGGTATCAATGAGTACAAACGCATCCAAAAATTTGTACAGTCACAAGGCACAGGAGCAGTCAATGCTTTCAATGCCATTGTAAACAAAGATGATTTGTCTGTTGTGTCTGCTTACATTGCAGGTGTAAAGGCACAGATGGTAGCACAGCATGGTACTGCTAACCCTACTTTAGGTGGTAGTGGTAACGTGGGTAAATCTAAAGGCTATACTGATGCCAATGAGATGATTAAAGCTATGAGTGACCCACGCTATGGTAAAGACCCTAACTATATGCAAGAAGTAGAGCGTAAAGTCGCTGCTTCTAAATTCTTCGGTTAAGACAAAAACGTCAATCCCCTCCCTAGCTGGAGGGTTATTTTTTTTTATTCAAAATTATTAAAGGAGTGATTTAATGGCTGATATGATTATTGCCAACCCCGGTCTTGCACAATCTGATAAAGGTAAAGACCGCTTAGGTTTATTTCTGAAAATGTTTACCGGTGAAGTTCTCACCGCTTTCTCTCAATCCACTATTACCGGTGGTCGCTTCTCTGAGCGTACTATTGAACATGGTAAGTCTGCTATCTTCCCGATTGTAGGTCGAGCAAAAGCTAAATACCTGAAAGCAGGTAAGAACTTGGATGACCTGCGTACTCCCATTGAACACAATGAGCGTACTATTGTGCTGGATGGTCTGCTGACCTCTGACTGCATGATTTTTGACCTTGACGAAGCTATGAACCACTTTGAGCTGCGTTCTAAGTATTCTAAGGAAATGGGTGAAGCTTTGGCTGTTGCTCAGGACTGTGCTATCTTGGCTGAAGTAGCTAAGATGATTGTAGAAGACAAAGAGAACCTGCCTACCAATGCTACTACTGGTGTCAAAGGTACTGGCAAGGGGCTGATTGTCACCGAGACTGTGGCTACTGCTGACTATGGCGAAACTGAAGCTATGGGTGTAGCTATCTTTAAGGAACTGCTGAAAATCAAGACCAAAATGTCTGAGAACAATGTTCCGCTGGCAGGTCGCAACTGCTACATCAAACCGATGGCACTCAACGCACTTATCGCCAACAAGGACATCATCAATAAACTGTATGGTGCTTCTATGACCATTGAGGGTAACAACCCCCCGAAACTGATTGGTTTCGATTTGATTGAAGCTCCTCTGCTGACCGAGGGTGGCGTAGATAATGAGAATGTTATGCAGGGTGATGGTCATGTGTTCCCTACTACCTACAAAGACACCTGCCAATTCATTGTGGCACATCCGTCTTCTGCTGGTATCCTGACCCTCAAAGGTCTTGGCATGGAACATGCGCGCCGTCCTGAATATCAGGCTGACCAAATTATTGCTAAATATGCAAAAGGTTTTGGTGGTCTGCGTCCTGAAGCTGCCTTTATGGGTGTTGTAACTCAGGCTTAATTTAAACTACTAACACTAGGGGATGGCGTATGCTGTCCCCTATTTTTTCTAAAAATGAAAGGAGATACCAATGCAACTAACAGCATTAACTGAACTTGATGCAGTCAATAGTATCATTGGTACTATTGGTGAAGCTCCTATTAACAGTCTTGAAGAACTGACAGATGTGGATGCTATCAATGCCCTACGTATCCTGCGGAATATCAGCAGACAAGAGCAGTCCCGAGGATGGACTTTTAACAAAACACCTCACTTCACCCTTAACCCGGATGTAGACACAAAGAAGATACCATGGAACAGTAACTACTTGTATCTTAAGGATAACCATGGTGTTAAGCTTGTCAGACAAGGTGACTATGTAAAAGACCTGTTCAAAGACACCCTAATCTTTGAACACCCTCTTGATGTAGAGATGGTGCTTTATCTTGACTTTGAAAACTTACCGGAGCAGATGAGAAACTACATCTTAGCTAAGGCATGTTTTGTCTTCCAAAGCTCCTACTTTGGTGATGATAGTCTGACCAAGATTACCCAGCAGGAGATTGCTGAAGCATGGCAGCATCTGATGGAATTTGAGGTAGACAATAATAACTTTTCTATGCTGGAGCATACCTATGTTCATAAGCTGAGATTGAGGTGAGATTATGGGATTGATTAACCAAGACATAAAAAACCTTGTTAGTGGTGTGTCGCAGCAGCCCCCTATTCTCAGACACCCTGAACAGCTAGAGGAACAGTTGAATGGTTTGTCTACTGAAGCAAGTGGCTTACAGAAGCGTCCCTCTACTATCTTTGAAGCTAATTTAGGTAAGAGAGGAAATGCTATCAATAAATCTTTGATACATTTCATAGATAGAGATACTGATGAAAAGTATATTGTTATCTTCACAGGTGCAGGTGTTGATGTCTTTGACCTACAGGGGAATAAGAAGACTGTGAATATAAACGAAGATGTTTCGTATCTTTATACACAAAGTCCCCGAAGTAATATTAAAGCTATTACTATTGCAGATTACACCTTTATAGCTAATACAATGCAGAAGACCAAAATGACTGATGTTATTGAAGATAAGTCATGGGATACACAAGGTCTACTAGTTAACATTAAGAGTGGTCAATATGGCAGAACCTATAAGATTGTCATTAATGGTGAAACTGTTTCAAGCTATGAAACCCCTGATGGTAGTGATAAATCTCATACTAAGCTTATAGCTACTGATTACATTGCTGAGAAATTAGCTACTACTCTAAAAGAAGCAGGTTATGTGGTAGCCACAGGTTCTTCATGGCTATACATTCAAAAGAGTGCATATAAAACAGCTACAGGTGAAGAGATATTGTTGTCTCCCTCCACCTCCCCTAAGCAGCAAGAGGATAGATTCAAAGGCTTGTCTTTTATAGGGCATTATTATAATTGGAGCGCTTTCCCTACTACAATTACTAGAAATGTGGATACTATCACCTTAAAATTCCCTACAGAAGAGAATATACGTGCTAATGCTCATGGTTCTTTTGCATCTGATTACGCTGCTTATCAAAAGATGATGGAAGAAGTGAACAGGTGTAAGGAAGACAAATGGGCAGTTACACATGAAGTTATTACACAAGGAGCACAAGGTTTAGATATGACAGGTACAATGAATGTCTACACCTTTACTTATACTACTTCTACAGAAGTGCCTTCAGGTAATAAGGCTTACTCCCTTATCACTTCTGCTGAAGTCTTTGATGGTTATAACAATCAGGCTGCCTTTGGTATCCTTAAGTCTGTGCAGAAGTTCACAAACCTTCCTGCTACTGCCCCTGATGGTTACCTTGTAAAGATTGTAGGTGAAGAAGGTAGCAACACTGATGATTACTATGTCAAGTACAGTGCAGAAGAAAAGGTGTGGAAAGAGTGCGCTCGCCCTAACCTGAAGAATCACTTTGATACCTCTACTCTCCCTCATGTTCTTGTACGTGAAGCTGATGGTACTTTTACCTTCCGTAGAGCAGAATGGGAATCTAGGGATATTGGAGATGAAGACAGCAACCCTCTCCCCTCTTTCATAGGGCAGACAATAAATGATGTCTTCTACCACAGAAACCGCTTAGGCTTCTTAAGTGGTGAAAATGTTATCCTCACTAGGAGTGCTAACTTCTTCAACTTTTGGATGACAAGTGCCACCAAGGTACAGGATACAGACCCTATCGACTTAGCCGTCTCTGATAATACCATTAGCACCCTCTACAATGCCGTCACCTTTGATACAGACCTTATTCTGTTCAGCCGTGAGGCACAATTCATGCTCTCTGCTAATGGTATCTTGACACCTACGAGTGCTAATCTGTCCCCGGCTGTCACCCATTACGAAGCTAGCCTTAAAGCTAAGCCTGTCAATGCAGGTCGCAATGTTTACTTTGTGGCTGAAAGAGCTAAGTATATCACTGTGCGTGAGTTCTTCACGGCAGCGGACAACACAGATGCTAAGGATGTCCAAGACATAACATCTCATGTTCCTAACTATATTCCTAATGGTGTCTATAAAATCATTCCCTCTACTGTTGAGAATGTCATGCTCTATCTTACCGAAGGTGACGAGACGGCTATTTATGTCTATAAGTACCTCTTCATTGATAGTCAGCGTGTACAGGCAGCATGGTCTAAATGGGATGTGCAAGGTGTTGTCTATGGTGGTCAATTTATTGACAGCTATCTCTATCTGATAGTAGAGCGCAATGGTTGCTACTGTTTGGAGAAAATCTCCTTCACCCTTAACACTACTGATTTTGATGGCGAAGCTTATCGTACCCTGTTGGATTGTAAGCATACCTATCAGATTCCTGCTGCTTGCTACGATTCCCTTAACGATGAAACTACAGTAAGTGTAAGTGACATCTTTGGCGATATATATGAGCAGGATAAACAATATAGTGCTGTTGCTTCTGATGGTACATATGCTAAGGCTAAAGAAGGTAAGCTGGTCTTTATTGGTGACTATTCTAACCAAGTATTGACTGTGGGTATCAATTATAATTTTAAGATTGTTATGTCAACTATTATGGTTAAGCAGTCTGATAATGGTAGCACTCAGGCTCTTATTGAGGGCAGATTGCAACTGCGTCAGATGTGGTTTAACTATGCTGACAGCGGATACTTCAAAGTAACTGTGGATATTAAAGACAAACAAGCCTATGTCTATGAGTATACCTCTAGGCTCTTAGGTACTCGTTTTAATATCTTAGGTGCAATGCCCTTTACCACAGGCTCTTTTAAATTCCCTATCCAAGCCAAAAACGAGAACGTAAACATTTGTTTGGAAACAGACACTCCGCTTCCTGTATCTCTTGTAGGTGCTGGTTGGATTGGCAACTACCAAAGGAGGACAAGACTATTTTAAAAGTATCTAACTTAAACATTGTTCAGCTTTGTGACTTTAGAGAAAACATGCGTGATGAAGACAGGCTGGAATGGTATTATGCTTCAGGCACATCCTTTGGTCTCACTGAAGTGCAGGAGTTATTCAATGCTCTGTGTCTTTATGATGATGAGACACACAAGGTCTATGCTATTGGTGGTCTAGAAGATTCTTCCTTAATATGGGTTGTCTGCACTAAAGAGGTAGATGTGCACCCTATTAAGTTCCTACGCTTCTGCAAGCCTTTCTTTAAGCAATGGATGTCAACACGCTCTGCTGTTTATAATTATGTATGGCTCAAAAATGAGCGACATGTACAATGGCTTAAATGGTTGGGAGCTGAGTTTAGTGATTATAAATATATCAATGGCGAGCCTTTTCAGAAATTTACATTATATAAGGTAAAGGAGTGATGTCTTATGTGCAGTCCTATGGTGGCTGCTGGTATCAGTACAGGCTTGCAAGTAGCAGGTGACTACATGGGACAACGTGCGCAAGCTAAGGCAGCACAGGCTACCATGAACGCACAGGCTAAGGCAGCTATTACTGAAATGAATTGGAATATCATGGATTTAGAACAGCAGCGCACAGATGCCTTTGACCAAGCTGTTGTGGAGATTAGCAACACTAGGTTAAACTCTATGCAACTCAATAGTGGTGTAAAGGCTGCTGTGAATGAGACCATGAGCGGACGTACAGCTAACCTCATTGTACGTGCTGCCGAAGGCGATACCGCTCGTGCTGTGTCCTCTATCCAAGACAACTATAAACGTAAATCTAATGAGGTTGACCTGAATCGTGAGCGTCAGGTAAAATCCACTCACGAATATTTAGAGAACCTTAATGCTTCTGCTCCTAAGATGCCTAGTAGATTCACTAACTTATTGTCTTCTGCTGCAACAGGCTTGAATAATTATACACAAGCTAAGAATATTATGAATCAGCAGAAGATTACAGGTGGTATTGGAAAGACAGCCAAGACTGCTACTAAGACATGGGTAGGCAACGCTCCACGTAGCGTCTACGAGAAGCTAGGTATTGGCAATGGTATTTACAGGAGGTAAGAAGATTGAGTAAAGAAGTACAGGCAGCGGTAGGTACTCAACGGCAGTTTGCAAAACAACCGGAGATGCCCTATGCGCTGTCCTTAAATAAATTCAATACATCTGCTGGTATCTCACAACGTACAGATGTAGATGCACAACGCTTAGCATCATCTTTAGGTCTCCTTGGTAAGAATATCATGGAGGAGCGCATTGCGGATGAGAAGCGTACCCAAGACCAAGCAGTCTTGGTCAATGCAGACAAACTCCTCGCAGGTAAGACACAAGAAGACCTGAAGAAGTTTGACCGCATGGCAGCTTTGCAGAACTCTAGTGCTGATTTTGACTTGACAGATAACCGCTATGCTATGGCTGTTCTTGAAAAAGGCATTGGTAAAATGGCAAGCCAATATGCTAAAGAGCAATGGATGAATGACCCAGCTTCTGAAAAGCCTAAAAGTGTTTCTGAAGCTGTTAGTCTTTTCAATAAATATTTGCAGGAGAACAGAGCTAACTTCAGTGACGATGGTATCTCTAATAAGGTAGCATTTGACCAAGGCTATTATGAGGGTGCTGTTCAAGACACAATAAAAATAGCTAATGAAGCTGACAAGAGAATCAATGATGATAAGCGTCAGAAGATGGTCATGTTAGGTTCTAGTGAGTTTCAAGACCTTGTGTATAGTGGAGCTAAGGGTGAAGACTTCCTCACTCGTGGCACTGAAGCATTACGTAAGGTGCAGTTAGGTACTAGAGATAGAGATGGTTTCATTAAAGCTGTTGCTCCTCTTGCTCAGATGATTGCTGACCAAGATTTTGATACGGCAAGATTGGATGCCTTAGGTGACTATCAGTACGAAGATGGTTTGTCTTTGAAACAGATGGTTAACCTCTATCCTTCCTATACCAAGATTGCAGATAATTTTAATCTGAGAGTTACTGATGATATTGTGTCTAAGTGTACACGCACTGATGGTACTATTGACCTTTCAAAAGCTGAAGCATTGTTGTCTAAGTTACCTGCGGAAACTACAAATGCTGATGGTATTCCTGAAGCTAACCTGCCTATCTCGCAGGGAGACAACCCCGACTTAACAGACCTGTCCCCCACTATGAAAAGTGTATTACCTATGGTTGGTGGTGCTATCTATCAGTTAGGTTTTAAGGATGCACAGATTACTAGCGGTTATCGCACAGCAGAGCATAATGCATCTGTGGGTGGTGTGCCAAACTCAGAACATACCCAAGGTAATGCTGTGGATATTTACTTAGGTGACAATGTGGACGAAGCACAGGCAAATAAAGCATTGTCTTATTTTAAGCAATACTTTGGTGAGGTCTTATTCCATGATGCTGGCACAGGCAGACATCTGCACCTTGCTGATTACCATGGTGGCATGAAAGCTGCTAATCCTAAAGAGCAGTCTGCTGCTGCCTATAACCCCCAGCGTGTCAATAAGATACGTCAGGCTATCTATGCTAAACAGGCACAGGCTCAGCGTGTTAAGGCTCAACGTGATGCTGAGGAAAGAGACAGAATCAATATGGCTCTTTTGCAGACCAATGACCCAAGTGAACAGATGCAAATTATCAATAGCTCTAATTTACCGGAGACAACTAAGGCTACTATGATTCGTACCATCACACGTCAAGCACGGCAGTCAGCTAAAGGCTATGGTAATGATGCAGAAGCTAAACATTTTTGGTCATATGAAAATAGCTATCAATATATTAAAGATACTCAGACATATGCTGAGTGGTATAAAGCTTATCAAGACCCTGATGTTGATGGTGATTCTGATGAATACAAGGCTTTGCAAAAGAGAGCCAATAGAGCTACAGCAAGACTTAATGCCTTGCTAGAGTTTAAAAAGAAACGTGGGTATATCCCTAGTGAGCAGGAGACATCACAGTCTAATGAACCCCCTAATGATACTCCGGTGTTTTCCCAAAAAGACAAGGATATTGCTGAGATGAAGATATGGGCAAATAGTAACCCCAAAAATGCTGCTGGCATACCTTTAGATGAAGACCAAATTCGTGATGCTATTGATAAGTTTGCTATACGTAATGGTCTTGATGTGAATGATATTGAGGAGGAGGTCTTTGGTTCATAATGAGTATTATTGATGATTTAAATAAACTTGGTGATGAATCATATGGTGATTTACAAGCCAAAGGGCAAGAACAGCTCCAAAAGGTACAGCACCAAGGCTATAATCCTTTTGATGATTTTGGTGAAGCGGTTACCGAATGGATTGCAGACATAAATAAATCGGGTCAGAAGCTTGCTGTGGCTGCTGGTGAAGCCTATAAAACAGGTAATTTTGATGCTATTGATGATATGGCTTTACCTGACGTTGATGCACCTTCCCCCTCTCCTGCCCAAGAAAAGGTTGCACAAGCTTTGCAGGATGCTGTGGATGATGCTCGCTATGTGGCTACCAAAGACCCCCTTACTCTCATAGGTGATGTGGCAGGTGCTGCTAGTCCTTGGATTCCTTTGGCTGTTCAAGTCCCTATCATGGTACATGAGATGCAGAAGGCACAGGAGATTGAAAATGCCCCTGAGATGTCTGACCAAGCCAAAGCATCCCTACTCCCTATGTTGGCAGGTACTGTGGCAGCTTCTGTGACACATGGCGTGGGTGGTCTTTTATCTAAGGCTGCCCCTAAAGTCTCTAAGGTTATGACTACCCCTTTTGTGGGTAGTGGTATCGCAGCAGGTACAGTTCTTGCTATGGATGAAAATGTACGTAAGTATGCAGAAGAACACCCTGCTCGTTTTGCTGTCAGTCAGTTTCTGACAGATACTGCTATTGGTGCTAAAAAGCTTGCCAAAGCAGATTGGTCTGCTAAGACAACCCCTATCACGGATGCAGAGATTATGTCTGAAAAGACAAACCCTGCTACTGAGGTTATGGCTGATAAGACTAAGGTTGAGGAGACAAACAAAAAGTTAGGTTCTCCTACTAAAGAGAAGAATAAAAGGAAACGTAAGCATCGTAAACAACATCGTGAGAATGTATGGGATGTTGATAATGACTATGAGGAGATGGTTACACCTGCTCAGGTTACAAAGCGTGAAACCAAGACAACTGCTGAAAAAGCTTATCCGGAACAAATGCCTGAACAGCAGATGCAACAGGATGCTATTGCTAATCGGTTAGCTGAAGACCGCATCGAAGCTAGTCAGACACCTGAAATCATGCAGGGTGCTCATGGTGATAAGCTTGAATATAGTAAAGATAATCTTTATCCTCATCCTGTAAGCGCAGAGGATATATGGGAAACAGCCAAAGCTATGTTCCCTATTCGCCCCGGTAGGTTGGATTTAGCTGATAGTGATAGAACCTTAGGCTACTTTATGCCCCATGGTAAAGGTATTCGTATCCGTGGTTTCCGTGCATGGTCTGTAATCTGCCATGAAATCGGACATGGTTTGTCTGATAAATTTGGTTGGGGTAAAGACACAGCAGTTCAAAAGGAACTCTATGATGGTGCGACTTCTATATGGCAGAGAGGAGAGTATGGTAATAAATACGCCCCGGAAAACTATGCTACCTATGTAGAAGAAGGACGTGCTGCCTTTATGAATGAGTATTGTGTTAACCCTGAGATGGCTAAGAAGCACTTCCCTCTTGCCTATGCTGAGTTTGAAAAGGCTATTGCAAGTGATAGATTCTATCAGGCACAGATGAATCTTTTAGGGCAACAGGTGCGTCGATGGGGTTCGCAGTCTGACTTCAGCAAAGCTGCTGGTATGTTTCATTGGGCAGACAAAGAGCTTGGCAAAAGAATTGATAAACTCATTGGTACTTGGACTGCTACTAAAAAGCATTTTGCTTGGGAGTATGCTGACCTTGACGAAAGCATAAGAGCTTATGAGGATAACCAAGGTGTAAAGATAGCTATGGAGAATGACCCTGCTGTCTTAGCACAGTATGCAAAGCAAGCAGGTAATGATACTGTTGGTTGTCTTCTGAATGGTAATAATCTAGGCACTAGAGCTGCTGTTAAAATGATGCAGACAAAATTCAATATTGCACTTAATAATGTTGTAGCTACTGACATCTTGAAACCTTTGGATGCACAAGGTAAGCGTGGTGCTGAGCTTCAAAAGTGGCTTGCAGAGACAGAATATAAGGATATGTATGAAGCCTTTAATACTTACCAAACAGCTAAGCATGAATTAGAAGTTATGTCAACAGGACGTAAGACAACACATACTCTTGAAGAATGTAATAAAATCATTGCTAAAGCAGAAGAACTGCCTGAAATGAAAGTTGCTTCTAACCTTTGGAAACAATGGAACGAGAATGTGTTGCGTATTGCTGTTGCTGGTCAGATTATCCCTGCAAAGGTTGCTAATACCTTTTTGAAAAAGTATCCTGAATATATCCCTATGTCTCGTTCATTTGAGATTGAGGGTACAAGTGACTTCTTTGCATCCCACAAAGCTATGACTGTTGAGGGGTCTGAACGTATCATCAAAGACCCTATGGTACAGGCTATGAAGAATATGCAGAGTATTGTCTTCAAAGTGGAACGCAATCGTGTTGGTCTTGCCCTTGCTGATTTAGCTAAGGGTGAAAATGGACATTTTCTTATGATGCCTGTAAAAGATGGTAAATACAAGCACGCTTCACAAATTATTACTGTCTATGAAGATGGGCATCCTAAATACTACCAATGTATGATGAAAGGTCTCTATGAAGCTATGACTTCCGAAGATGGCAATATGAGTGCTTCTAAACTTGACATTATTGAGAAAATCTCTCATGGTGCAGCAACAGCTTTACGTATTGGCTCTACTAGCACACCTATGTTTGCTACTGCTAACCTCTGCAAAGATATTCTTGAAGCAACTATTATGAACGCTGATGGGCGTAGTGCTTCTCACATTCCCCTTGTTGCTCCTATGAAAATCTTTTGGCAGGGATTGCAGATGCTCAATAGTGACAATACTTTTGGTAAACTTATCATCCGCAACAACAGAGAACGTGCTCTGCTTAGACAATACAAAAGAGAATTTAGGTCTAATGGTGTCACTATGTCCACACGCTTAGGCTCTATTGCTGAAATCAATAAAGACTTTAGGAAAATTGTAGACCCTAACATTAGTGATTCTGTCCTTGATAAAATCTTATATCCTATCAAAGTATTATGGAATTGGAATATAGCATATGGTGAAGCTATGGAACAGTTACCACGTATGGCTCTTTATCGACGTGCTAAAGGACGTGGTGCTTCTATGATTGAAGCTGCTATGGTTGCTTCTGACAGTACCCTTAATTTTGCGAAGAGTGGTACTACTGTTAAAACTCTTAACAGGCATACGCCTTTTTTTAATGCTGCTTTTCAAGGTACTTTAAAGACAGCTAGAGAGCTTTCTAAAAACCCTCTCAGTGTTGGTCTTGCTATGGCAGAGCATGTACTATTCCCTACCCTGTTACTGTGGTATTGGAACAAAGATGAAGATTGGTATAAGGACATGCCAATGGAGATGAAGAATAAAGCGTGGTACATCAAGATAGGAGATACTATCTATGATTATCCTAAACCCCCCTTTATCGGACAATTATCCGGTTCTATACCTGAGCGATTATTAGATGTTATGTCTGAGGGTGAAGATAAGCAGGTCATTGCTGATGCTGTCTATAAGCTTATCAAAGACCTTGCTCCTTCCGGTGCTCCTCCTATCATAGAGAAATTCTATGAATGGCAGACAAACCACTCTATGTATCGTAATCGTCCTCTTGTTGACCAGCGTCTTGAAAAGCTCAGTCCTAAGAATCAATATAATCAGTACACCTCTATGGTAGCACGTGGTATTGGACAGGCAACTAATCTGTCACCTATTAAGATAGACAATACAATCTATGGTCTCACAGGCTCTATGGGTTATACTTTTATGAATGTTGTGGATATGGTGGCTAGGGATAATATTACCCCCAGTAAGAAATGGACTGAGTATACTCGCTTTACTTATACTGAGGGTACAGGTACTTCTCGTAGCAAGGATGTATTCTTTGGTGGTCTTGATAAGTTGGAGACACAATATGCAGATGCCTCTTTTGAGAGTAGGAAGCCTAAGGTGGACAAAGAACTTAAAGGTATGCGTAAAGCTAGGGCAGATGCTATGAAAGTTTCTAAGGCTATCAGGGAGCTGTATGCAGACAAAACTATGGATGCAGACACTAAGCGTGCTAAACTTGATGAGCTGAATAAGAAACAAAATAGTATTTTCAGAACTGCCAATAAGAAATACTTAAATTACAAATATATACAAGTCCCAAAATAATGTGGTATAATACTTATTAGGAGTGATGCTTATGCAAAGATTTAAGATAAAAAATGTGGAGAAGTATTTAACTATCATTGTTTGGACGATGCTAATCTCAGCTGTATTTTGCATAATATTTGACATAGAGGGTTCAAAAGCTTTTGTAGATATTGTGACAGGAGGTTTTGTCTATCTTTTCTTTGGTAGTTTTGCATTTTGCATAGTAGTTATGATAGTCTCTTTTCTTTTTAATGCTATTTGTGAGATACGTAAAAAGAAAGACAATAAACTTATTGCTACTATATCTCTTATCCTTTTTCTTATATTCTTTGCTATTACATTTATTTTTGATAGTGGCATAGATATTCCCTATGCTCGCTTCTATGCTAGATAACATTTTCCCCGAGGTGATTCCAATGTACAGTTACTAACTCCATACCTATCCATTGTTGCTTTGCATGGGCAATGAAAGGAGTTCTGTCCCATGGAATTAAGTGCTGATATTCAACGTGAAATACAGCAACAGTTTAAAAATAGCTATGCCCAACTTTTAGCGGACATAACTCACATTTATGAGCAAGGTGCTATGCGTGATGCTCTCACCGGACTGTACAATAAGCAAGCCTTTGAGCGTGACAGTACCACTAATCACTTTGGTTTCGTTGGTATCCTTTTCGCAGACATCAATGGTCTGAAATATACCAATGACCACTTTGGACACAGTGCCGGAGATAAGCTGATAAAGGACTTTGCAGCTAAGCTTAAGGAGACCTTTATCTCCCCTATTTATACCTGCTATCACATCTCGGGTGATGAATTTATAGTAGCTGGGTTCGATATTAAAATCCATGAGTTCCTTGGAAGTGTATTGTCTTTCCATAAATCCCTATGGGATAAAGACAACCCTCCCCTAGCTGCTTTAGGCTACTCTGCTGGTGTCTTCTCAGATATTGCGGAAATCACAGAATATGCCGAAAAAGCAATGCATGAAGACAAACAAAAATTTTATGATAATTTTCCTCAGATGAGGAGATAATAAATTGAATTGGTGACCGCTGGCTCTTTTAGAGCTGGTGGTCTTTTTATTTTTGTAAAGGAGATGATTAATATAGCTATTAAATTGGCAACCTCCATTACTTACACAGCGGATGGTTCTCAAACGAATTTTTCTATTCCCTTTGATTACCTGCGCCCTTCCTTTGTGCATGTGGCTGTGAATGATGCTGAGGTATCGGAAGGATTCACTGTAAGTAATCGTGGAATTATGTTTGATACTGCTCCTGCAAAGGCTGCCCTTGTCAAAATTTATCGTAAGACCCCTACCTCTCGTTTGGTGTCTTGGGCAGATGCTAGTATCCTGAAAGCTATAGATATGACTATTGCAGAAGTTCAGCAGTTGCATATCTTAGAAGAAGCAAGTGATTGGTCTAAGACTAATTCTATTGTTCTTGATGAGGAAGGTAATACATGGCAGGGACGTAACTGTCGTATGTCTAATATAGCTGACCCTACAGAAGCACAGGATGTTGTAACCAAACATTACTTAGACAATGAAGAAGGTTCATTCACAGCAACTATGAACGCCCTTAAAACCAAGACAGAAGAAGCTGCAAGTAACTTTGCAACTGATGCAAGAAGTAGTGCTAATGAAGCCAAGAGTTACCGAGATGCTGCTAGTACCTATGCAACTAATGCTAAGAATTATAGTGAGAATGTTAACGTGTTTGTCCCTAGTGTGTCTGCGGAGGGTGTTTTAAGCTGGTCAAACAAAGCAGGTCTCATTAACCCTCCCTCTGTGAGCATTAAGGGCGAGAAGGGTGACCGAGGTTTGCAGGGTGTACAAGGTGATATGGGTGCTGCTGCCACAATAAAGATTGGTACAGTGACAACAGGTGCAGCAGGTAGTAATGCAAGTGTCACCAATAGTGGTACGGCTAGTAATGCTGTGTTTGATTTTGTGTTGCCTAAAGGCAAAGATGGTGCTGATGGTGGTGTAACGGTTGATGAAGAACTATCAAGCACAAGCACTAACCCGGTACAAAATAAAGTTATCTATAATGCGTTGTTAGATAAGGTTGGAAATGAGGACATTTTTAATGGTTTTGCTTTAAGAAGTCCAACAGCTTCTATCATGTGGCGAATAGGTACACAGACACTGGGTTCACTTACCGCAAGCAATTATACAGGTACGGCATTACGTGCAACACAAGATGGTGCAGGTAACGTAATCACTGATACGTATACTAAGAAGGCTGATTTTGATAAGATTATTAGCGATTTAGGTGTAGCTTTCCAACAAAAAGCTGACAAGAGCGATTTAGCTGATGTTGCGACTAGTGGTAAATATACTGATTTATTAAATAGACCTACTTACGTTGTACAGTCCGTAAACAATATTAAACCAGACAGCAATGGCAACGTATCCATAAGTGTGGAAGGTGGTGGTGGTTCTGATATTACTGTGGACGCAGAACTGTCTGATACTTCCACTAACCCAGTTCAAAATAAAGTAGTAAAAGCAGCACTTGATAACAGAGCTGTGCTTGATGATGTC